AACAATTGCACTTCAAGGCAATGACCTTGACTTGATGACTACCAAGATGGCATGCGAGCACGGGATCTTTATCCCTGAACCACGCATCAAATCTGCTATTCAATATGCAGCGCAGAAGAATAGCTATTGTCCTATCCGTCGTTACTTAGATCATTGTGCTGCTCACGCTAAGCCTCACAAAGATTGGGATAAAGTTGGAAGTATTTTTCTAGGCAACAAGCACAGCATTGCTACCCTCGCCATGCAACGCATGATGATTGGTGCAGTTGCTCGTGCTTATAACCCGGGCTGCTCTATGTCATGGCTACCCATCCTCGTGGGTGCTCAAGGTGTAGGTAAGTCTATGTTCTCTCGCAACCTAGTCCCTGACTTGTTGTTTGCAGAGATTACTACCCCACTAGATACGCTCATCAAAGAGCAGTACAGACTGCACGTTGCTTGGTTGCTAGAGCTACCTGAAATTGATAACTACTTCAACATCAGGAACATTGAGAACTTCAAGAACCTTGTGACTAGCAGGGTGGATGAAGTGCGTTACCCATACGCATCACTGCCATCTAAGTTGCCACGCCGCTTCGTGATGATTGGTACTACCAATCGGAACCAGTTCCTTGTTGACTCAACAGGTAACAGACGTTTCGTTCCACTAGAAATTGGTGGTGGCTTTCAGATTCCCTGGAAGCAACTGGCTGAAGAACGTGACAGCCTTTGGGCTGCTGCAGTTCAAGCGTTTCGTAGTGGTGAAGGCTACGAGTTTAATAGTGGTGAGATTGCAGCCATCTCTGAGTACATTCAAGAGTTCGGTGACCCTGATCCTTGGATGGATAAAGTTGCTACTTACGTAGCAATCCGTGAAGAAGTTACTGCAGCCGAAGTATTGACTGCAGCACTAGAACTTGATCCACGTAACCAAGGTCGTCGTGAAGCACGTCGTATTGCAGATGTACTTCAAACTATGGGTTGGCGACGGCTAGTCACCTCTCGTAAAGATGAATCGACTGGTAAATCTAAATCAGTTCGTATCTGGCAACGTCCTAAGGATGATCCACTTGACGAAACTCACATTTTAAACGACTTCTAATTCTCTCAAAATAAACAATAAGGTATTAATATGAAAGCATCTGATATCCAGATTGGGCTGCGTGTTCGTGTAGCTCAAAACCAAATGACTGCACTAGTTGTAGGTCGACCAGAGTATTACACTCCAAGTTCCAAACTTGTTCGTATCAAGTATGAAAATAGTACGCGATATGAATACATGATTAATAATCAACTAGAAGCATTGCCTGCAGATGAGCAATACACAGCACTCGGCGGCACATATGTAAAACCTGAAGGACATTTCTAATGGCTGAAGCTCAACCCTCAAAAAAACGTGGTGGTCATGCCTATGGCAGACGCATCAAACAACTATCAAACACTGCTGAGGAAGGTGAGCTTTGCCTGTATTCAGGTCATTCATTAGGAAGATTCTCTACACACAGCATGCGATACGACAGCCATCAGGCTTGCGTTCGATGTGTTGCTGGTGCTCGTGAAGGACGATTGTCATTTGATATATCAAAATTATTAAAGAAAAATCGTGTCAAAGCTTTGAAGTTTTGGTCACAAGTAGATATGGCTTCACCAGATGAGTGTTGGCTATGGCAAGGGTGCGTTAACAAACGTACTAAGCAACCACAATTTGCATGGAGACGTCATGGTATTAGTAGCTCGACTCAACATCATCCACAGCGTGTTGCTATGTGGTTCACTTGGGGTGACCTAGGTTTTACAGGAGTCAAAACTACTTGTGGCAATAAATATTGCTGCAATCCTTTTCACCTTATCCCACAAAACGTAGGCGTTTTTGTAGACCACGACAGCTATCTTGAAAGCTTCGAGCTTGCTTGTGAGATGCACACACTTAAGCAACAGATTGCTGAATATGTCATGGAGCAAGCTATGAAAGAACAAGAGCTGCTTGACAAAGCAGAAGGTCTTGATGGTCGTGAAGATCTTATTCTTAATCCTGACACCACATTTGACGAGCGCTTTCAAGCTGTGATGGTTGATCTTTTAAACGGCAAGCATCCTACTCAAGTCAAACCTAATCAACCAGGTTTATTTAATCAGCCAGAAGATAACGAAACTGATGAAGATAACCCCACGAATGATTATTAAATTACTTAACCTTATACAAGAGTCATTGAATTATGTCTAGACGAACTGACCTACTAGAAAGTCTTCTCCAATCAGATAAGTTTGGTGATGAAAAGAGTCAAGAGCAAAAGTTTTTAGCAGCTACTGCCGAACTTATTTTGACTGACCTCATCAACATCGCAATCAAAGGTGTAGAAGCACAAGGTGCAGGCTCGTTGGTTATCAATCTCATGAACGACTCCACGACATTTATGTCTGGCAGTTCTATTGAGGCCGATATTCATACTGCTGAGCGGGAAGAGGATTCTGAAATCCTTGAGTTCTTGCGTGGACTGATGGAAGAGATCGACACTAATGACTGGTCAACAAACGTATTAATTACCTTGATTAGTGATGCTGGAACAAGAACATTTGCTGTCGAAGCAGGAGGGAGCCAAGAGAGCTTCAGCGCGATCGCAGCAGAATTTACAGGATAAGTTATCAGAGAAAGGTTTAAAGCTTCCGCTTTATCCCACACCTCAACTCATTGAACGTGCTCGACAAGTCATGGGTCGTATTGACTATGACCCTACCTCAGATCCTATTCAACAAATACTTGTTGATGCTACGTCTGTACCTGCTATCGAAACCAACGCTCTGAATGAACATTGGCATGGCAACGTATGGGTTTCACCCAAAGGTGCAGTTCGCAATACTCGTATCTGGTTAAACAAAACTATTAATGAGTATCGCAATAACTATATTGATAGCTTTGTTTTCTTTACTAGTGCCAGTGAAATTATTCGTGCCACTCCTGTTATTTGGGACTATCCTGTTTGCATTCCTTTCAGGAGAATTAAACAACTTCGCGCTACAAAAAGTGGCTTCGAGTCAGTCTGTCCAAGCACTTGGAACGTGCTTATCTATGGACCCCCTCTTGATAACACCATCAGTGACATCGATAAAGTCACCCTGTTTTACAACAGCTTCCGTGACATCGGCAGAATTATTTACAATGAATACTCAGGTGATAGCTGGGCTAAAGATTTAGAACATTATGAAGAACACCGGGGTGAAGTATGATGACTAGACACATAACTCCTTCCTTCTTCTACCCTTTACCTTCTGGTAATCGTGTTCACCCTTGCCGATTAATTCATAAAGATGGCACACTGATGTGGAAGCATGCACTCCTTTGCGAGAATGAATTTGTTGCCTTGCCTTATACACAAGCACATGAGCAGCATATTATTAAGACTGCTCAGCGTTTAGAAGAACTCAATACTTGGGTGTCTCAACAACTAGATCCATGGGAGTTCCTTAAACCTGTTGCTTGGTATCATCCAGATAAAGAAAACCTCACTGAAGGTATCTCTGTTTACTTTAAGCACACTACGCTTGATAATAAGTTTGTATATGACGTATTAAAAATGCACCTTAATGATTGTGAATCACTGGTGCATTATGACAATTCAATTTTATTTCGCAGATGTTAGTGCCACCTTTCGGTGGCTTTCTACTTCATGAATCCAGTTTGTCAATCAATCGATTCAAGTACCAACGTGCTTTTTCTGCGTCTTGCTTAGAGTTATCCTTTAACCATAAACGTAGAAGATACTTAAGTACCTGTGCTTGTAGCATTCCAGAGCTCACATCAGGTGCATCTTGGATAGCTTCTTCAATGATGTCAATTGCTTCTTGCTTGCCACGTGTGTAGTGAGCAGGGCTATTAACTTTGTCTGATTTACCATAGCCACTAAAGTCAATTACATCATCATTTAAATGAAATGGAACTGGCTGAGCTGCTTGAATAAAGTCAGATGTATCGTAGTCAATCTTTCCACACCATGATTCAAACTTATCATTGTTCTTGAGAAAATCTTCGTAATCCATATGTAGTCGCATCTATGTGTTTCACTACCTAATATAAGAGTAAAAGATCTAAATTGTGATATGACAAGTCCCAAAGGTGACCCCACTTACATCAAAAATAAAGACAAGTATTTCATTGAAGTTGCTAAAACAATTCAGCTTGGTTCCACACACCCTCGTAGCCCTGGTGGTTGCGTTGTTGTACGTGGAAGAGAGATACTTGGTGATGGTCGTTCACTCCTTACTGATAGCAAGGTAGAAATTGACTGCGTCTGTTATGCCATTGCTGCTGCATGCAGTAGAGGCACACCTATGACTGGTGCAGTTATCTATACCACTCGCTATCCTTTCTCATCGTCAATCTTTCAAGCTCACATTATGGGCATCAGAAAGATTGTTATTGTGGCTCACGAGTGGGAGCCTTACTACAAAGATGAGTTCCGTAGAGCAGCACGTCTCGCTAGAGAATTAAACATTGCTATTGAACCTTTCTTTGAAGATGATGACCCACGTTTCGCTGTAAATAAATATGCTAATAAAAAAATTGATAAAGACTTATATCCCGATACTGATTCACTCGTAACTGACGAGTACGACACCAAAGATTCCACAGAAATTCACGATGAAAACTGAACTATTATTTGACATAGAAAGCACAGGGTTGCTGCGTAAAGGCTCCACGATTCACTGCATTGTCATGCGTAACATGACTAATGTTAATCAAGCAGAAGTCTTTGATCACAAGCCTGAGCGTGCTGTCATTCAAGGTGTTAAAGCTCTTGAACGTGCTGATGTTTTAATCGGTCACAACATTGCTGGCTATGACATTCCTCTGCTTAAGGAGCAATTCCCTGACTTCAATCCCAGAGGTAGCGTCTTAGATACTCTTGTCTTATCTCGTCTTTACTATCCCAATATCTCTGACAGAGATTATGAAAGACGACCCGTAGGTATGCCACAACGCTTGTATGGCAGGCATAGTCTCGAAGCTTGGGGATACAGATTAAAGTGTTTTAAAGGTGACTATGGCAAAGGACCGCAAGCTTGGGATGTTTACACCCCAGAGATGCTTGACTATTGTATTCAAGATACAGAAGTCACAGTAAAACTATACGAACTACTATTCAGAAGGATGAAAGATTATGCAGATTCCTGATTACGTTATTCTCGAAATGCGTATGGCAGAACTGATGTCTCAGCAAGAGGCATCAGGGTTTCGCTTTGATACAGAAGCAGCGGTACGTGTGCGTGCTGAATTGCAGGATGAGTTCGATCAACTCACTAATAAGATCACGTCTACATATCTCTATGTGCCTGGCAAAGTCTTTACTCCCAAGCGTGCAGACAAGAAGAAAGGGTACGTTGCAGGTGCTCCTATGACCCGCCTGACTGACTTTAATCCTACGTCACGTCAACATATTGCCTGGGCTTTGCAGAACTTCCGTGGTGCTCGTTTTACTAAGGTTACAGAGACTGGTAAGCCTAAGGTCGATGAAGCAACTATCTCAGAGATTCGTGACCTAGCACTCTCTCAAAGCAAACAAAAACTCCACGAAGAGTGTGAGATGTTTATCCGTCTGTTGACCTTGCAGAAGTGGCTGGGTCAGCTGTCCGAGGGAACCAACTCTTGGTTCAACTCTATTGAGGGGGACGGCTGTATCCACCACAGCTGCACATTGGCAACACAAACATCTAGAAATGCTCATCGGGGTCCAAATTTGGGCCAGGTCGTCTCTGCACCATGGGCACGTGAACTATTTGTTCCACACCCTGGTCATGTAATGGTCGGATGTGATTTAGAAGGGCTCGAACTTCGCCTACTTGGGCACTACTTGGCAGCCTTTGATGAGGGTGCGTTCGCTGAAGTTGTCTGCAATGGTGATATTCACCAGCAGAACGCTGATCGTGTGGGCTGCACTCGCACAGAGGTGAAGCGCCTCACGTATGCGTTCATCTATGGAGCGGGCGATCAGAAGCTAGGCCACACCTTGCAACCTGAGTTATCTGATGCACAAAAAAAGCAGCTAGGTCAAGAGCTGCGACGTAAATTCCTTGACGCTATTCCTGGATTGGAGCCATTAATCGATGCTGTCAAACTTAAAGTTCGCTCAACTGGTCGCCTTAGGGGCCTTGATGGGCGTCCTATATTCTGTCGTGCTGAGCACAGTAGTCCCAACTTCTTACTTCAGTCTGCCGGAGCAATCATCTCCAAAAGATGGGTGGTGATTGGTCAGCAGATGATTGATAGTGCAGGGCTTACGTACGATACTGACTACACTCGGTGTGCATACGTACACGATGAAGTGCAGATGTCTGTTGTGCCTGCTGAAGTTGATCGCATGAAGATGCTGTTAGAAGCAGCAGCACCTGAAGCTGGTAAGTACTACAACCTGCGTGTACCTATTGGTGCATGCGCTGATCATGGAGATAACTGGGCAGCTACCCATTAAATTAGTTAGACTATATATACGTTCATCCCCTAACATAGGGGACGCAAGTACTCTACGAATGAGAGGAAGGAACGGGAAACTTACACCTCATTATGGAGTTTCCAATGACCCTAATTCAAGCCAAAGCTATCGAAAAAGCACGTCGTGAATTCGTTCGTGCATCTAAAGAACTGCGTACGCATCGTCTCTCTGAGACTGCTTATCGCGGTGTACC